GTCAAATCATTTACAATTAAACAACCTGTTACGGATTTACTCTGGCAAAAACATATTGAGGGAGCAGAACCTGGTTTGGGTATTGTTCCAATTAACGAAGATAATGAATGTAAATGGGGTTGTATTGATATTGATACTTATCCTTTTGATCATAAATCATTAATTAAAAAAATTAGAGAACAAAAATTACCCTTGGTCGTATGTCGATCTAAATCAGGCGGCGCACATGTATTCTGTTTTACAAATGAATTTGTACCTGCGATACTGATGCGTAACCGATTGATACAGATGGCATCAATCATAGGTCATTCTAAAGCAGAAGTTTTTCCAAAACAAAACACCATCAAAGCAGAACGTGGTGATGTTGGTAGTTTTTTAAATATGCCTTATCATGGTGGTAATGATTCTGTAAGACATGCACTAGATGATGATGGTGAGAAATTATCGATGCATGGTTTCTTTGAATACTATGAACAACACGTTATATCAAAAGCAGGACTACAAGGTTTACAACTTACACAAAATACAAAAGAAACATCAGAGTTTCCAGATGGTCCACCATGTTTACAAACACTAGCAAAACAAGGTGCAGTATCTGAAGGGGGTCGTAATAATTATTTATACAACATCGGTGTGTATTTAAAAAAAGTTGATCCAACAGGTTGGGAAAATAAAATAGATAGTTACAACACAGAAAAATTTATCAATCCACAATTAAAAAGAGACGAAGTTACAAAAACAATTCAATCATTAAATAAAAAAGATTATGACTTCAAATGTAAAGACTCACCAATCTGTGATTTTTGTAATGACAAACTTTGTTTCACTAGAAAGTTTGGTAAGTCAGGATCACCTGACATAGATATTACAGGAATCAGAATGTTAGATTCGGATCCACCGATTTATTTTGTAACCGCAGATGGTGAAACGATGGAATGTGATCCGGATACATTACATGATCCAGATAAGTTTTCTAAACATGCCATGATCTATATTCGTAAGACATTGTTATCGACAAACAAAATGATGTGGAAAAAAAGAATTAATAAATTGTTAGCTGAAATGGACGATCCAATACCTGCACCAGATGATATGCGTATTGATGTGATTCTACAAAATGCATTGACAGACTTTGTTAGTAAGAATGGAAAAGAAATGGAAGATGTGTTGAAACGAAAAGCATATACAGAGAATGGTCACAGTTGGTTTAAATTCAAAGACTTCTGGAGATTTTTGATGGCAACAAAACAGTGGCAAGATAAAATGTACAATCAACACAAGACTTTACGTTTGATACAAAACTTATTTCAGGCTGAGTCTGTTGTTAAAAAGGTTGGAGAAGAAAGTGTAAAAGTATGGCAGGTCAAAGGACTTGAACTTAGAAAAACAATTGTTAGAAAAAATAAAAAGAAGAAAGCAGAGTTTGAGAAATGAGGACAATCATTCCAGGACCACCTGGTACAGGTAAAACCCATACATTGATTCACAAGCATTTACACAATGAATTGTTTAAATTTAAAACAGATTCAAAAAGGATTGCGTACATTACATTTAGTAATGCAGCGACAAAAGAAGCAAAGTCTAGAATCCATCAAGCATTTCCAGAGTTTGAGTTTGAACATATCTCAACGATGCATGCCATGGGTACACGTGCATTAGGTATTGATACCAGCGCACAGTTACTCAACGGTAAAAACTGGAATGGTTTTAAAAACTTTTCTGTGGTGTGTAATGATATGTCTTTCGAGAACTATCAAACTTCTTCTGGATATAGAGAATATAAAAATAGTTACATGAAAATTATAGAGTATGCGAGAGCAAAACAAATTGATGTATTGGATGCAGCGCACGAATTAGAATTAGATGTACAGATTGATGACAATCTTCTTTTACAGATCGAACAAGATCTAAAAGATTACAAAGAGTTTTACAACATGTATGAGTTTTCAGACATGTTGACCAAGTTTGTTGAGAAAGATCTATGTCAGTCCCTCGACGTAGTATTTCTTGATGAAGCCCAAGATCTGAATCCTCTGCAGTGGAAAATGTTCTATTACATTGAGGCCCAGTGTAAAAGATCTTACATTGCAGGGGATGACGATCAGGCCATCTACGCATTTCAAGGTGCGTCTCCTTCTGAATTTATAAACCTTCGTGGGGTTATTGATGCACAAACACAGTCTGTGAGGGTTCCAAGAGCAGTGCATAAAGTAGCACTGTCAATATTAGATCATATAGAAGAACGTTTGGAAAAGCAATGGCAACCGCGAGATTATGAAGGTGAAGTTATTGATCATCTAGATATCCAGGACATTGACTTTAGCAAGGGTGACTGGATGATTTTAACTAGAACCAATGAACAAATGAAACCCATTGTGGAGCATTTGCATGACACCGGTTACCGATTTAATTGTAAGTACAATGATTTGTTACCTGAGAAATTATTAGAAGCGATCAATATCTGGAATCGTTTGAACCAAGGTGCGAGTATTAGTGGTGATGAAGTAGAAGTTCTATATGAACATTTGACGAAAAAAGATATCAAACATGGCTTCAAAGGTAAAGCGTATAATCAAATTAATTCTGTTGACATTGATGAGTTAAGAATGGAACATGGACTGTTGGCCTCAGGAAACTGGACCGTGTTAAATATGGAAGATGCACAGCGTCGGTATATCGAGGGGCTGGTAGCAAGCGGCGAGGATCTAAGCAAACCAGCAAGAATAAAAGTTTCAACCATACATTCTGTTAAAGGTGAAGAAGCAGACAATGTTATTTTGTTTACAGATTTAGAAAGAATTATTTACGAATCTGCTCAAGTAAATAAAGACACAGAACATCGGTTGTTCTTTGTAGGTGTAACCAGAGCAAAAAACAAATTGTATATTATGAATCAAGATTCAGAATATCAATACAGCATAGGAGAAGACATATGACAAACAAATCTTTCTTCGATTCAAAAGAAAGTGCAGAGCAAAAACAAATCGGTGGATCACATTACAAAATAAAAATACAGCCTTACAACTTTATTATGTCCAATGGGTTGAATTTTTTTCAGGGTAATGTAATAAAGTATGTAGTCAGATATTTGAAAAAGAATCAAATTGAAGATCTCAACAAAATTATTCACTACTGTGAATTAGAAATCGATAGATTGCGAAAGGAATGGGATAAGTAGTTGTTTCAAGCTCAAACAGAATGGATTTGTCCAGATAGTTTTCCAGACTTATCAGGTTACGAATACGTAGCGATTGACTTAGAAACCAGAGATCCAAATTTAAAAACCATGGGATCTGGTGCTGTTGTTGGCAAAGGTGAGATTATTGGTTTTGCTGTCGCTGTAGAAGGTTGGTCAGGTTATTATCCAATTGGTCACCGTGAAGGTAACATGGATAAAAGAAAAGTTTTAGAATGGATTACAAAAGTTTGTGCCGCTGACAATACAAAATTATTTCACAATGCCATGTACGATGTATGCTGGTTAAGATCGTACGGTATAAAAATAAATGGTTTCATTATTGATACCATGGTGATGTTATCTTTGATTGATGAAAACAGAAGATGGTATTCACTAAACAGTGCATCGTATGATTACCTGGGTGAAGTTAAAAGTGAACAAGGTTTGAAAGAAGCTGCAGAGGCAGCAGGTATTGATGCAAAATCTGAAATGTATAAACTTCCTGCAATGTATGTGGGTCAGTATGCAGAGAAAGATGCAGAGCTAACATTAGAATTATTTAGAGTCTTATCAAGAGAAATACAAAAACAAAATTTGCAAAACGTATTTGACTTGGAGACAAATTTATTTCCATGTTTAGTGGATATGAGATTTAAAGGCGTTCGTGTGGATGTCGAAGGCGCTCATAAATTGAAACAACAGTTAGTCTCACAAGAAGAATCATTATTGCTAGAAATAAAAAAAGAAACAGGAATAGATACTCAAATATGGGCAGCAAGATCGATTGCTCAAGTGTTTGATAAATTGTCTTTACCTTATTCCAGAACTGCGAAATCAAATGCACCATCCTTTACTAAAAACTTTTTGCAAGAACATCAACATCCTTTAGTTCAGAAGATAGCAAAAGCTAGAGAAATTAACAAGGCACATACTACATTTATTGATACCATTTTAAAACATGAGTATAAAGGTAGGATTCATGCGGATATTAACCCAATTAAATCAGATACGGGTGGCACAGTAACAGGGCGATTTAGTTATTCGAATCCAAACCTACAACAGATTCCTGCAAGAAATAAAGATTTAGGTCCAATGATCAGAGGATTATTTATACCAGAAGAAAATTGTAAGTGGGGTTGTTTTGATTACTCACAACAAGAACCAAGATTGGTTGTACATTACGCAGCAACGACTGAACCCATTTCTTTTAATGAATCCGTAACCAAGATTGTAGAAAAATTTAAAGATGATTCTGTAGACTTTCACCAGACTGTTGCAGACATGGCGAACATTTCTAGATCACAAGCTAAGACTATTAATCTTGGATTGTTCTACGGGATGGGTAAAGCCAAGTTGCAGGCAGAGTTAGGTTTGAGCACGAAGCAGGAAGCTGAGAACTTGTGTAATCAATACCATGACAACGTACCTTTTGTCAGAGAACTCATGAACCGAACATCTTCGTTCGCACAAACATCAGGTTCGATTGGCACATTACTCGGTCGTAAATGTAGATTTGATAAATGGGAGCCAGCAACATTTGGTATGCACACACCGATGACATTAGAAGAAGCAGAAAGAACTTATGGTCGTGGAAGAATTAGAAGAGCATTTACATACAAAGCACTAAACAAATTGATACAAGGATCTGCAGCAGACATGACTAAAAAAGCTATGTTAGATCTTTATCAAGAAGGAATCGTCCCACATATTCAAATTCATGATGAACTGGATCTGTCAATAGAATCTGAAGAACAAGCAAAAAAGATTATTGAGATCATGGAAAATGCTGTTACATTAGCAGTCCCTAATAAAGTTGATTATGAATCAGGAGCTACGTGGGGAGAAATAAATGGGTAAACTATGGCATATCTTAACGCAAACATTCCACCGATCTATTGCAAGATTCGAACAGAGTATCTTTATGACATGGATCCGAAACGTAAAGGTGAAAGAGATTGTGTTATCTTTGGAATTACTTCTATTACGGGACGTGCCATCCTTTTTAACATCATGTTACCAAATGGTGCGTGTTTTTGGAGACTGCCTATCTCAGCGTTTTTCCAGCGGAATTATAACCGATCCCA